TAACCATTGGAGTTCCAGGTCGGATATCCAACCCATAATATTATTTGTGTAATTCATTTCCCTAAAATACCTGGGGGTCGTTCAAGTGCGCCGCGCATTCGGTCCGGATCATGGCCTCCGTCCAGTTTCGAACTCCCCACCCGTGCTTAACGTTTTCATCACTCAATCTACCGGCACCGCTCGTGCGCTCGATACTTCGCCTTACCGCCATATCGGGGTCCGCCATCTGCCAATGCACACCGTCAAATTTCGTGGTGGAGATCTTAACTCGCGGATTCGGCTCGAAACTATGTCGACCGATGCCCCATCGAATCCCCGCTTCCGGTTTGATAATGCAGGGCTTCATAAATTTGTCGTCGCAGTTCGGCCAGATCGTATATTTCCCACCATGCCGACGTTGGAAGATTGCAGGTTTCGAGGGGTCAAGGTCGGCATCCGTTTTGTGGCGATAGACCCATCGGAACCATACTTCGATAAGGTCCCCATCGGCCTGTTCAAGGGCCATCCTTGGGTCTCCCATCCCATACGGGAATGCCAGTTCATCGGAGTCGGCATTAATAATCCAATCGCTTTTCAAGCTGGCAGCCAGGTCATTCAGCATGTCTCTCAATAGACGATCATTAATTTTTCCGCCATGATCGACGTATTCAAACCGTGCATTAGAATATTGCCCGATAATTTCAGCGCTTCTATCCGTTGTCGATTTATCGAGCATGATGATGATTTCGTCGGCATAGGCGTAATGACCCAGGTAGAAGGGGGCGAGAAACTCCTCGTTTTGCCAATGCGAAATTACTGAGATCCTCATTCGTTTTAACCCTTAATCACCAGCCCGATCCCGAGCGGCCGGCCGTTGAATTCCTCCGGATGCCTCGGGTTGTGATGCTGAATCGTGATGATAGTATCCGTCTTATTCGTCGCCAGGATCTCCCCCCACAGTCGTGCTACATCAACCGAATCCCCGGGATAGAGTTTAGGCGTATGAATATCATGAAAAGCAATAATATGTTTTGTCATCGGGCCATAAATCTCATAATCAGATTTCACACCCTCGTAGGTATGTAGGCCATCAATGAAAAGCAGATCGATCATTCGACCGGCTAGCCGAGCCTTTAATTTCTCAAGTGTCTCCGGAAGTCTCGAATCGCCGGCAATATCAGGATTGCCCATCATGGTCCCCTCCATCCCGCTATCAATTCCAATGTACTCAGCATTCAGGAGATTCTCATAAAATCGCCGTTGCGCCCCATCCAAAATTCCAATCTCGACAATAATAGGACGCATTATCCCATGAGCCGTAAAATATCCGGAGGCAAGTTCTAAAAATGCCCGCCATTCCGGGATATGTTGATTCAATCGTTTCTCTTCTATCTCTATCGAAGTCACCAATCCATCGAATCGAGTATTCATTTCATCCCCGCAAGGATATCTAAATAAACCTGATAATCTTTAGGAATCCATTGCTTGAGTTTCGCCCGATCTGCAGTATCCGGATGGTATCTCTGGACGACAACCGGATTGTGTCCCTCCCCCATTCCATTGCGCCCTGGCAAGCCTTTTATCCCCACATAGAGTGATTTGGCCGAATCAACAAATAACATGAAACTTATGGGCTTTGTCGTCTTTTTTGAATCATCGACCCATGACCATATCTTCATATCGAGCCAGTCGATGACGTTTCCCGTAGCGAGAAATTCCGAGAGTTTCGGAAGAAGCGATACCCGGAATCCAGTCTGCGCAAGTGAAGCATGACCCCTATTGCCAAAAGTATTCCACCGGCCTGTTGGAAGATAATAATATTTCGAGTCCCCAATGCCGACGACCTCATAGGATTCCATTCGACTCGACATTTCCGCGACATATTCCGGGGCATAGTATTCGTCATCCTCGATGATGAGGATCTTGTCACCCTTGACCAAAGAAAGTGCTACCGCTATATTGGCGCAAAGCGTATGCGGCGGATCATCTGGTCGTGGTTCTCGGCGCACATATTGAAATTCCCCGGACGGATTCATTGGAATCTTGCCATCATCCACGACGATCCACTGATCCGGCTTCCGCGTCTGATTCGCCATCCATTTCTGACACAAAGCAAAGGGCAACGGGCGATCCCCCGTAGGGGTTATCGCCGTGACCATCGGGCCGACGGGCATATCTGCCTTCGCGGAAATAGCCGTCCTATATGTCCTTTGGCCTGGCTGATTCGCCCCTTGTCTTTGCCGCAGGGCCATGATTTCCGCAACTCGGGTGTCTCTCGTTGTGATTATTGCCATAGGGTGTCCTTATTACCGAACTCGAAGCATCTGAGTGCCGAATTCGGGTTGAGATTGACAATCCGGGGCCTGCCATTAAGCAGCGCCGCCCCGGCTTCGAAGCACCGTTTGAATCTATTCAATGCATCCGGATTCGACCCGGAAGGATAGCCATCGTGATAATGTTTTTCGCCTAGGGCACTTATAGAACAATCAAATCCTAAGAGATAAATTGGATTCGCTCCAAGAACTATCGCCAAATTTATCGCCCCATAGCCCGAATTCTGGCCATGATAAAGTCCTTCCTTAAGGCTCTTTGTCCAGCCGATCTCGCCGGCAGATGGAATGGAATAAACTCCCGGGGGATAGGAATAATTCGAGAGATCCAACCAAAGTTTGATACCCTTAAATGCTTCAAAAGCAACTTTAAAATTAGCGCCGAACTTCCCTTCCATAACCCAGTCCAGGAATGGTCGATCCATCCCGAACACAACATCCGCGAAGGGAACGTCATAAAAAGATTTATTGATGGCGATGACACGCTCACCTTTAAGCCGCGAGAAATCAAACCCTCTGAGAGATGGTCCGCCGCCGACAATAAAGCATCGTTGGCCGGCCCAAGAGCCATCCGGGAGCTTCTTTGCCAACGTCTCGACCCTCGCCGCCCTGCCGTTTTGCATGATTTCCCGATAGGTCTGCCGATTGCGATCCTGCTCACGTTTTATAGCCATGATATGGCTCACCCGGGCATCGCTGGTTCTAATCATCGCACTCATGTCATTTCTCTAATAAAAAGACGGAAGGGCAAGTTGCCCTACCCCTCCGTCCGCGTTGTCAAAGGATCACGCCTCCCCTAGCCTATGGTTACAGTGCCATCCGAACGATTTGATCTGTGTCCCCGATGGCCCCTCCGTATCGCATCCACCCCGCCGCTGCGTCCGTATAGGACAGCATATCGAATGAGGTAAATGTAGCGAGGTCCATCCGAATCCCGGCCACGAGTTTGAACTTCGGCAGAATCATCCAGGCATGAGTCACGTCTGCAAGCATGGTGGTGGAAATCACATTGAAGCGATAATTTGCCCGCGTCGGACTGCCGACAAATGCCTGTTGCTGCCAAGCCAACGCCTGCATTGCCCGGCCCCGAAGTTGTTCGGGAACCAGCGCAATGAAATTCGCATTCTGCGCTGTCACGCCATAGCCCTTATTAGCTACACTAGTAAGGATCTGAAGCGCAGCCGCATTAGCCGTAGCCATATCTCTTCCGGCGAGATATCCAGCCTGACCAGCGACCACTCCATCAGGATGTGCTTGCCATGCTACAGCACCGAGCCCGCCGACTGCCTCGATCAAAGCATAGAATACCTGAGCCTGTTTAGCATAGGCTTTGTTTCGGAATTCAATGGCATTATCTTCGATCGTCCAGTATTCCATGTCATCGAACAGGCTCCGATGCCAGCCGAGTGCCCCGCCGTAGAAATCGAAATAGATATGCACCTTTGAGCCCCACATTTTGTGAACATCGAGCTTTAGGCCAATGGGAATTTTGTCGAAGATAAGTCCACTCTGAACGTCCGAAATATCGAAGCCGTTCCGGTTTGTCCCGGAGAAATCCCTCACATTGAAAATGCTTTCCCAGCCTGTGTCATATTGTGTGGTGAGATGGTACTTGTCGAGAACTGCCAGAACAGAGGTAGGAAAGTCCTGGGGCGAGCCAAACTCCTGAATCTTTCGCAATGCGACCTTTATCTCCGGGTTCCGGTTGGGTTCCGCGAGGAACTTACCGAGGTTCTTGGCGAGGAGAGCCCGATGATCAGCATTCTGGAAATCGAACTTTGTCCAGTCTTTGATGAGTAAGCCTTTCATGTCATCCTCCTTAGACCGCGGTAACCGCGGCTCCATCGAGGTCGATCTTGACTTCGGTATCGAGTGCAGCGGCCGCTACGAGCGCGATCCCACACAGATAATACCCGCCCGCCGTGGTGTTGACCTCTGCGTTGGGGTGATCGAAGAAGACCTTATCCCCAGCGTCAAAAGCGGGGCCGGCTGTGGCATGGTGTTTGGGAACAACGATCTTCTCGGCGTGGTAGATAAAGGCCACCTCCTCACCCGCATCCGCATCCTGGGCATAGACCCCTACGGTGTCATGGATGAGGTCCATTTGGCCCTTGGTGACACCACCCGAAGGCGCGATCACTAGGAATGACCGCCAGTCACCCGAAGGCGCGGCGGTTCTGAGTTTTAATCCAGTTTCTGCCATGTGTTTTCTCCTTATGGCTTAAATTTTCTTATCGTCCCTTAATGCGTCCGGCGTGAGTTCATCCTCGAGCGGATTGGGACTTTCCTTTCCAGCCCCGACTCCGGCATTCGTCTTGCCTTTGCCATCACCCTTCACCCCGAACAATTCCGCCGCCTGATCATACTCAGTGAGCTGATCATCGACGAATTTGTTGAGATCTCTGATCAAGGCGTCGCCGGTCGTGGGCGCGAATTTGGGAAAATCCTTTTGTACAAACTTAACCTGTTTTTCGTCAAGTTTGCGCTGGGAGATAATGTCCTTAAGCTTTTCAACAGCATCGGATTTCAGGCCCTTCTGGCCTTCCGCCTTTACCTGATCTTCCAGGGCCTTTTTTTCTTTCTCCCATTTTGCCCGTTCTTCGTCGAACTTCTTGTCCGTCCGCGTGCGGTGTTCAAATTCCGCCTGCGTTTCTCCCCTTACGAGCCGTAGAACTGACGGATCTTTGGAAATCTCATCGTCTCCGAAAACGTCGGAGAGCCGATAGCGTCCCTCCTTGATGGCCGTTTTGATTTCATCAAGAGTCATGGTTTCGCCTCCTCCTTTGGAGCGGTTGCCGCGATCCGCATTGTCGACAAACTCCTGTAATGAGGCCAGGAGCGTCGCGCCTGCGAATCCGGGTTTTACAATCGCGGAATTGCCTAGGGCAATCCCCGTTATTTCCTCAATATCAACATCCACCGCACGGGCGTTGGCATTGATCGTTTCGGGCATATTAATTTCCGCCTCAATCGACGCCACATCCAGGGGAACGTCGTGATAAGCTGGATAAATATAGGCAATAGCGATGGCCGACAACTTCCCAGCGATATCGGAAAGTGTTTTCCCGACGATTTCGCCGATGGGCTTTCGGCCTTCGTGCTCATTCGTGGGGCCGTGCATGTGGAAAATCTTTGTCCCCAAAGCGAGCTTTTTGTTGATATTTTCGATCGCAGAATGCGCCCACTTCTTGATGACGCGACCCATACCGACGACCTTGCCGGATGATTCGCCTTCATGGCCGATACAATAGGCGCGAAAATTAGGTTTATTATCTTTGCCTTTAATTCGTAAATAGGCAGATGTGCTCACATGATCCAGGATTTCCTCAGCTGCCATTTCCTGGATTTGTTCGCCTGCGATTTTGATCTTCATTTGCCCGCCTCGTTTAAAATGGTTAGGATGGTCTCCCGCCCCGAACTGGTCTTGATGAAATCACGCCAGATTTGTTTCCGCTTCCACCGGGGCGCATTCATAGCGCAGAGAGTATCTTCGATCTTCAGAATCAGAGATTGAGCCCTCTTAATCCGGCGTCGAAGTAACCATTTACGAAAATATTTCATGGTTTTTATTTGGTATTTTTTTTAAATAATTCGATTCTGTTAATTCTCTGCCAGAGCATTCTCCATGCCTCGTTATATGTTTTCTTGTCTGCCTTGATTCCAACAGTTATGGCAAAAGCCGTTATAAATTCCCTGAGTAATTGTTCTTTTGCTCCACCTCTTTTTGCCATTCTTTATTTCTCCTTCTTCGGGCGGCCAGGTTTCTTGGCTAAGGGGGTTTCCTTGGTATCCGCCTTGAAATCCTCATCTACTCGTTGGGCTGCCTTTACCGCATAATCCATATCGGATTCATACAAGATATCCGCCGCATCCTTTTTCGGCTCGTCGTGCGTCGTGATCATCTTGCTTAGATCCGTCCCGACGATCGGAGGCGCAACCTTCGGCGCGTCTGGGATGATCGCCGTCGTTATGATCTTCAGTTTCTGAGGCTCAAGCGGACCCGTAGGCTTCTGTTCGTTTGTCGTAATGACGTTTCGATAGGTCCGTCCGCCGATCATGTGCGATCCTTCACTCATTTTTGATTACTCCTTTGCCGCCGGCTCAAACCGGCCGTCATTGTCCTGGCAATGCTTTCGCGCAGCATCCTCGCTCCAGTCCGCCGTGGGATAACGATAGGCCTGAGTCGTAGTCTTGGATTCGCCCTTCAACCTCCCAATGATGATTGAAAGGATTCCAGTTTTCATTCGACGAAAAGAATCCGGCTGAAATGCACCCGGGTCCTTGATCCGACATGAATGCTCATTTTCATACGGCATCTAATTCTCCTTCGTCCGCTACCGGGATTTTCTTTGTAAATTTCTCAAACGCTTTCCCATCTTCCTCATCACGCCGTTTCTGCTCCGCCTTAACATCTAGCCCGGGTACCTGCTCAAGCAATCCCGGTAACGTAAGCGCAGCGCCCAGGAACATCGGCAAATATACCTTTTCAATACGGTCCCATTGCGCCTGGGTGATTCTCACAAGTTCAACACCAACCTTATTAGGATCGAGCGGCGTCAGTTGACTTTCGGCGTTCCACATCAACATCGCCTTTGTTATCAATTCCTGGTATCCGCCCCTCCAGATTTCGCGTTCCTTCGAGGTCGACGCCTCAATTAGTTCGAGCAGGCTTTCATTCGCCGCGCCGTATTTCGTCGTGAGTTCCGGCGCCCCCAGGAAATGAATCGGAACACCCGTCGTCCCCGATATCATCTTCATCAGCGTAATGATTTCATTTTCGATGGCCTGCTGGCCGGAGGCATCCGGCTGCTTATAACTGAATTTTGAGGTATGTGCGAATCCCTTGCCTATCTTCCAATTCACTTTTGTGAGCCAAAGGTTGCAGGCCTCAGCCTCTTGTGCCGTTTCACACTCGAAGTCCGGCGTCGGAGCCGCATATAATTCATTAATCTTTCGCCAATCCCGGAGTGCCTTATCGAGATTGTCGATCTGTGTCAGGCATTTCCCGACTCGTGGCATAGCATCATTCGGCATATTCAGGCGGCCGCCGAATTTCTTATAAACAAAGATCGGCGGTTCAAGGGTCTCGCTGGATTTCCCTTCTTCCTTCCATATTGCCTTCTCAATTTTTGCGTAATCATTCGCATCAGTTTCAATCTTATATTTCGTCTGTGTCCAGCTCACCCACCGAATCATGATCTTCGTCCGCTTCTTGGTCTCGTCATTCGGATCGGCGATTGATTCGGCGAATAATTTGATCAGCATCTTGCCTTCAATCTCCGCTTCCTTCGCCAGATCCTGGGCGAGTTCGTGATCGAGGCCGTTGTCCTCGATGAATTTCTGGGCGAATGCCATTTCATTCTCAGCGTCTTCCGTTTTGGCCGTGAGCTTCAGTCCCTGGCCGATGATAAACGCGGCCCGCAGATCAATGACATTTCCAGTTTGCAGGATACCCCAATCGGCTATACCCTGGTATTTCCTCGAGATTTCGTTGACGGCCTTTTCATATGTCTGATAATTATTGCCTTTATATTTCGCCTGTTGTTCCGCATCGCCGGCGACAAGCATATTCTCCTGGACGGATCGCAAATGTTTGACCTCGGTTCTAAGGGCGATGATCTCCTTCACTCCCGGGATGAATTCAGCTATTCGCATCAATAGACCTCATGTTTTGTAAAACCAAAGTAAGCACCCGGACTCAAATTTGCCGCTGCATAAATTATCCCCTCGGCCCGATCCGGACTTTTAAGCCCCTGCTTCTTCATTTCGTCTTTCGGAGTTATCTCGATCTGTCCGGAGGATTTAATCCTGTAGGTGCAACTCGTAAGTTGGGCCTGAAGTTCGAGATCATCGGGTAGGACAACATCGCCGGCCAAAAGCCGCTCACGAAAGCCCCAGTAAATCTCTGCCTTTTGGTTTGCAAACCGTTCCGGGTTATTTGCCTTCGCGCCAGCGTGGACTTCGATCACGGGATATTTTTGCTCCCTCAGCCTATCGACAACGCCGGCTCCCATGCCATCAGCATCAATTTTCGTGGCATCGGGATTTTTTGTTTTGATATAATGAACAATTCGCCCCGTCAGCGACATAAGGTCAGATTTTCTTATAACCTCCAGAATTGAAAACTGCGCTCCTTCTCGATAAGCGATGATAGATTCATCGTCTCCATATCGTGCCACATCGACCCCGATTTCTTTCGGCGGACTAGCCTTAATTTCCTTTATGAGAGCATCTCTAATAGCCCCATAGGGAAAGACATTATTCGTGCCCTCAAAGGCTCCCCAATCACCTTCAATGAACCGTTTCTGCCATTCCTCGGGGAATACGGATTGAAGTCGAGCTACATAATCCGGAGGTAAATGAGGGTTATCTCTGGGTAAGGCCGGGACGAAAATATGCTCAGCCTGCTTCTTGTCTATGAACCGATATTTGAGCCAACCGGGATCGGGATTAGAAGCCAGGAGTCCGAAGTAGCGAATGCCTGGGAGCTTGAGTCTTAACCGCGAAGCCAGCATGAGAAAGAACTTCTCAGAAGTCTCTGAGGCTTCATCTATCGCATACCAACCTAATTCCATTGACTTCAACTTTTCAATGGCGCTTACGTCGTCTCCGAGGCCACCGTAATAGATCGTTGAGCCATTCCTGAGTAGATAATAATTATCGGTCTGATGATGATTCGAAATTAACCCCGAGCGCTCGAGCATATCATCGAGAACCAGAAGTGTCGTGCGTTTGAAGCTCTTGAGCTCATGCCGGCAGATGTAGCCACGGTTGCCAGGCCAGGAAATAGACAAAGCAATACCTTCTGCACACAGAGCATAAGTCTTGCCTCCGCCCATAGCCCCGCCATAAAGTTTAAACATCTCGGGTGCGGCATGAAAGGCCGCCTGGCGTTCAGTCGCGACATAGATGATCTTATCCATTAAATTTTTTTTCTCCCTGCTTTACGTGATGGGTGCGATGTTCTTTTTGACCATTGAATAACATCAGATTTTCTATCCGATTGTCGTCTCTGATACCATTGATGTGATGGACAATTTCAGTTGGGAGCAAAACCCGCCCGATATAAATTTCCATGATGAGTCGATGTTCAAGAATATAGCCAAGAGAATTGGCATGAGGATGATTTGGGCAAAGTCGCTCAATATAGCCAAGGCGTGTATGATGGATTCCACCCTTCCAATTGGGACCTTTCGGTCCTTTCTTGGCTAGGCTCATCTTTACCCTGGTGGTTTCCGACGGATAATGTCCGATACAATTTTGATTTCCAGTACTGGCTAACCGTAATTTTTCCCTTGTTTTCTCACTTACCACATGACCTTTTTTAGCGAGACTTATCTTTAGTTTTGTCTCTGCACTATGGCGGAATCCTTTGGGTATACTCACTTTTTTTCCTCTGGCTTGCCCGGACGCGGCATAATAAAGACTACTCGGGCCTCAACTTCACCAGAATGAGCAACTTCCAAGGCAATTAATTTGGTATACATCTGTGTGTAAAAAATAGTCCTATTTCTGGGATTCGATTCAACCCATTTTTTCAGGGCTTGCCGATCTCCGATTTCCTGAAAAACCCAAGCTATATTTTCTTTCGAGGTTCGGCTAAGTTTATTCGGACTGCCCCTTGGTCGACCAGGGCCGGCCTTTGGATGCAATTTATAGTTTTTCATAGTTTTTAAAACTACTATAGCTTCTCCGCCCTTTCCATGATGACAATGAAAACCGTTTTATCCGCTTTGTGAAGCTCATTGATTTTAGTGATGAGCTTATCGTCTTTGGCATCGAATTCGATCGTCAGTCGTGCGCTTTTATCAAGGGATCGGAGGCTCTTGATTCTTACCTCCATGATCTGACCTTCAAACCCTACGCGTTTCATGCTTTATCTCAAAGGGCCGGTTTCGATTCTTGGCGATTATTAAAGGGGGAGTTAATAGCTCGGCCCAAGTATCCGCCGGCCCTTCTTTTATTCATCCGATGATCCCTAATCTCTCAAATATTTTTTCGTGGGCCTTATCGTTATGGTCGATAAATAGATCGATTTTCTTGTCCCTATTTTCTTCATTTAATTCGAGCTTAATAAGTCGGCCCCTATGATCCTCGCAAGGGGGCTTACCATTATTCTTTCCTTTCTTTGCCATTGCGATTTTGTCGATCCATAATCCGATATTGCTCACTATCAAGAAGCCAAGTCCTAACCAGGTTGCGGGTTCGGTCATCAGCTTTTCCTTATTAAAGTTTTTCTCTGAGCTTCTTCCAGAACTCCAAGATGTATTTCTTGGTCTGGTCGTAAATGAATAACCCGATGATGACGGCGATGATCGTTTTTATCATTTCACTTCCTCCTCACTTTTTCAGAATCAATTTTGAGAAGATATAAATTAGCGTAACCACAACGGCGGTCCCCGCGACGGGAATTGAGATTTTCAGCCATTTGACCTGGCGCTCGGTTTTTTTTTGGAGCTTATCTTTGTCAATTTTGATCTGCCTGTTCTCCTCTTTTGTGCCGTCGCATTCAGAAAGAGCTCCATCCTTTTTTTCATTTGAGGTTGTAAGGTTTGCGATCTGCCTTTTAAAGCTATCTTCATCCAGCTTCCAGGCTTTCTCTTTCAAATCGAAAGAATCGGCGTCGGCGATCCTCAGCAGATTGACCTTCGCCCCAATCAGGCTGAATTGAACGCCGAAAGAGTTTTTATAAACGTCCGCCTCCCCGAGCTTGAGTCGGACCCTGGTATCGTCCACAACCGCGTCCGTGGTCATGGCCGCTACTTTCTTTTTCCAAGTCTCATCCTGTTCTCTTAGTTTTTTCTCGGCGGCCTTCCTGTCCTCCTCGCGTTTCCTGCCCTCCTCGTCCGCGGCCCTTTTATTTTTCTCCGCCTCCACCTTATATTCACCCTCGGCTCTTTCGTGGTCCTTGATCCTGGCCTCCGCGGCATTTACCTTCTCCTCGGTGTTCTTTTTTTCCACCTTTAAAGCCGCACTTTTCTGGATGTTTTTCACAAAGAGAAAAATGGACAGGACCACAAAAACCACGACTGCCAGGACTAGCCACTTTCTAATATTTTCCAGCATCATCCCACTCCATTCGGCGGCTTGCCCTTCAAAATATCGAAGGCGCTCAATGCGGTATTCGCCCCAAGAAGTCCAAGGCACAGGATTTTTATTGCCTCAATCGCGGCCTTGGCTACGTCATCGGAGACTTGTGTTGACCAACGGTGCTTGGCCCAGACGATCAAGAATATGAGAAGCGAAGACACAAGGGAGCTAATGATCTTTTGCCCCGAAAGCTTATAGAGGACTCGCTTAATGAACGTGATGAGTCCGCATTGTTCGTTGTTCACATTCATGCCTCCGCATAAAACCAAACCTGATCCTGAGGCAGGGTTTCGCTGACGTCAACGTGGATATAATTCCGGGCAATTCCTATGCGCTTGACGGCCAGGGCAAAGAAGATGGTGAGAAGGGCAAACCTATCGGGGCCAAATGGGCAACGCAGATCCGCGGCTTCCCCCGTAAGATGAGCGGACCCAGGGACTCCGCCGACTTCGGTATTGTGCTTGAAACAGCGATAGCCCGATTCAATGACTATCGGTTTGCCGTAAATCTTGCGGGCATTTTCTAGGAGATTGAGAAGCTTAGGATGGACGTAAACTTTTCCGCAACCGCATTTACAGACAAATTCTTCGTCTTGGAAATATGTGGTTCCGGGCACGTCCTAATGATCGGACGTTTTTAGAAAAACACCTAATGACTTTTGGGGGGACTATCTAAGTTACTGATTCTGAATAAATAAAATATATTAATTATATCTATTCCGGGTCCAAATGTATTGCTCAAGGCAGGCAACCCGATCATAAATCCGATCATCTTTTCCGGCCTTTTTCTCGGGGACATGGATATAAATTTCTTTCCCTGGCGTTATGCGATTTCCACACCAAGAACATTTGAGTCTAGCCGATTTATCTAATTTAACTTTTATGGCAATATTTTCCTTCAATTCACACGTGCCTGGGAATTCTCCTGGTTTGCGGCGGCATAATCTGGTGCCTCGAAGTTTACAGATTGTTCCTTTTCTCCCGGAAGGCAAAGTGATACTCTGCCGTGCCAGGCAAGAAGCGCAGTCCTTAACTTGAAAGAATCTCATTCCTTTTTTATGCCCTCATCCTTTTTTATCTCCTGTCGAAAATCAATTTGGCTATGGCAATGACTACCGCCGCCATTAAAACGAGGCCCGTAAAGAAAATCATTTTAAGAAAAATCATCTTCCCTCCTCATGCCTCGCTTCTTGATCTTTCTCAGCCTGTGCGATCGCACGCTCCCAGGCTTTCTCTCTGACCTTCGTCGATTTACATAAGGCCCAGAATAATAGCCAAATGAAAATAACGATGCCTCCGATGATTATCCAAAATGCAGTGCTCATTCCTTGCCCTCCCTTCCCGACACTTTGTCGGCATTATTGGCGGGATTAATCTCAACGCCCTTGCCGCAATATGGGCAAAACTTAAATGGCCCACGATTTTCCCTTGGCTCTTGATTATGGCTCCACATGAATACAGCCACACTTTTCAGCTGTTTATCTAGCCATTGATAATTTTCACAATTACACCTCTCGTCCACTGCCGATTTTTTGGCGATGCGTTGCAGTAATGTATGGTGTCGGCGATGACCGCTATGTGACATCAAGGCGAGATTGTTTTCGTTATTATTTATGCGGTTCCCGTCTATATGATGAATGTCATAACTATCAGGAGCAATAAGACCCGATATTTCTTCCCAATGTTTTCTCGCATATCCCATTGTTGTTCCGCCCCTCCAAGAACTATTGTGTTGGCCACTACGTTTTTCTGGGAATCTTTTACAAAAAACCTTATTGGCTTCAGAGTTATTCCGAAGTTGAACCCCTCTTTTTTTAAGCCAATATTTTATAGTATTCCTATTAACACCATATTCTCGGCCTATTTCGCAGGGAGATTTCCCTCCAAGAATATATTTATCAACCAACCCTCGTTTTTCGTCATCGGTCAAGTTCATTTCTCCTCCTGTTTTTTCGGCCCAACCTTCTTCAGATCAGCCACCGCCGCTTTCCAATCATCTAGCAATTTCTGCCAGCATTTATCGCAATAGACCCACACATAATCTTCCAGGTCATCCAGGCAGCTCTCGCACATGATGTGCTTGGGCGGTGGGGCTTCGATGAGAGCGCGAATTTGGTTTTCCATTTTTATGTCTTTTAGCGTCCACCTAATTGTGTTGCCCGAAAAAACAACCTTAATCTCATCAAGCCATTCCAGCAATTCCTGTTTCTCCTCATCAGTCAGGTTCATGAGCATCCTCCTTTTTTATGACTCCAGCCAGTTTTAAATATTGAAGAAGTTTTTCTAATGGAACTTCCCATTGATAAATCGTCTTTCCTCCGCCCCAGGGCTTATTCCCAACAATCCGAAAATTGTTGACATAGAGGCTCG